CCACGCATCGTGCCCACTTTTGCCTGCACGCCGATGCCCGGACCTATGACGTTGTTTACCACCAGGCCGCGCGCGCGTTTCGCATAACTCTGATCACGAATCAGCTGTCGCGAGCGCGAGCGCAGATTCAGAATGCTGGTAAGAAGTTCGGCATCCGCGCTAGTGTTGGAGCCGCCAGCACCAGGAAGCAGACGCGAGGAGCGCGCGCTGCTGTACACGCGGGAGGCGCGCGATCGTCTGGGCGCTGGCACCGTCACAATCTTCGTCTGCTGTGTGAGCGCCGTCTGTCCGAGCGGGGTTTCGTACCAGTTACGCACGGCCTAACCTCACTTTGATGTTGCGGATGTTGCGCCCACTGCCGCGCGCGTCTTCAGCGGCCACCAGAGACTTGAGGCGCGTTTCCCATTCGAGCAGCTCAAGCAATGGCGTGCGCTGGATCGATCGGCCTTCGATCGACATGGCGAGCTGATCGCTGGTCGCCCGATTCTTGATCGCAGCCTGCACGGCTTCTAGCAGCTGTCGCGTTGAACTGCGCGTGTCGCGGTTCCCAGGTGAGGCCGGGTTGACCTGAACCTGCAGCCAGAAACTCTCGACGCTCTCGACAACCGTGCCGTCGCTCACGCGCACGACGACGAGGTATCCGCCTGCGGCGATGCTCCCGCTTTCTGCCGCCGTCAGTGTGAAGGCATGCGCGTTGCCGTCTGCTGCCGCCGTGCTCGCAAATATTCCCTTGCTGCTCTCGCCGTACAGCGTCGCCGTCCACGTGGGAGCGGAGAAGTCGCCGTACTCGCGCGTCACGCGCACCGTGTCGCCAGCAATGATCGACCTGGGGAAAGCCGTCAACACCCCCATGCCAATTACCTCCTATTGATGAACGAAGAACGCCGCACGCGACTGCGTCTGCGCGGCGGCGGATCAATTTCCTGCGTCGCAGGTGGCGGCGGCGTTGTCGCGGTCGTCACCGTTTGCACAGCTGATTTGTGGCGTTGTCGATGCACACCGAGCGAATACGCCACCGCCACGTTGCCCGCTTCGCAGTCGAGGTAGTGATTCTCACGTCGCAGCCTTTCCCACTGCACCCTGCCACCGCGCGTGACAGTACGCGCCTCGGCGGTAATCTGTCGACAGTAATCCTCGCTCACGTCTATCGGAAGATGCCACCGTCGTTGCTTGGCGTCGCCGACATGCAGCTGTTGGTGCACGTATGACTTAAAGAAGTCGACGTCGAGATGCCAGAGCTGTAGTCCTCCCTTCACGACCTGCCCGCCGACCGTCACGTCGATGACGGCAGCGTTCAGCGGCTTCGCCTGCTTTTCGTGACCCTTGGTCGCGATCGCCCAGCCGCGATGCTTTCGGCAAAATTTATAGATTACGTTGTCCGGTCGCCGCCACTTCTCGCCGGGCCGATATCCGGAGTCGATGCCGACGCGTTTGATTCGCTTGCCCGAGTACTCGCGCGCGCGCAATTCCTCGAGCTGTTCCCAGACGTCGTCGTGATCTGTGTCTCCGATTAACTCGTCGTTCTCCAGCAGCCAGGATTCCATGTTCACGCCCCACCCGCGCACGGCGTAGACCAGTCGGCGCTTCTGCACGTCGACGAACGCCGTGACCCAGCGCACGCCGTCCGGCACTTCGCCGAGACGATACGGCGCGCAGCACGTCTTCACGTTCTCTACGGTCGGCGCTTCACGTCCCATTGAGTAGAGCTCGCCGAAACGTGTGTTGACGATCGCCCGGATGCGTTCAACGTCGCCGCTCAGCTGCGCCTCGACATAGGCTTGCGCGCGCTGCCCGAATGTTCGCCACGGCGAGCACAGTCCGCTCACCCAGAAAGATGCCGTGTCGTTGTCCTCGATCTCGCCGAGCACGACGCCGTCCGGCGTTGCGTGCTGTCCGGGTGCGATGTACACGCCGCGCGCATTCATGCGCTGCTTCTGCCGGTTCTCGATGTGCACTCCGCAGTGCAGACATATCACGCGTGCCGCGCGCTTCGCTTCTTGAGAGCTCGCGTTCTCCGGAATGAATAGCAGCTTGAGGCGTGGCACGAAGTACTCGTGACAATCTGGGCACGGCCACGCCCACTCATGCCGTGTGCCCGCCTGAAGAAGTCTCCACACCGGACTGATGACGTCGTCACTGCTGCCCGGCTTCCAGCGTTCGAGCCCGTAGTCATCCGTGTACGTCTCCACGCGACCCTCCGTCGGCGTGCTCGTCACGATGGAGAAGCCATCCGGATAACTTTCGAGTCGGCCCTCGGCAACGTCGAGGGGCGAGCCTTCCTTGCCGACGGTTGACTTCATGCGGTCGAGTTCGTCTACCTCGACGATCGCCGCGTCTTGGCTCGCGAGTTCCGTGGGAGAACCAGCCCAGCCGAAGCGCACCGTGACGCCGCAAATCTGCTTGTACGTCTTGCTCGACGCCTTGCCGCGCGCCAGCTGATCCCATAGCGTCGGCACGGCCTTGACCATTTTCACGAACCTGGGCTCGATCAGCTTCTCCACCATGGAGCGCGTCGGCCCTACGTAGAGAATCGGCACGGGATCGTCGTCGAGGCGCTGCCCCTGAATGTTAAGCAGTCCCTCCGTCTTTCCCGTTTGCGCCCCCATCACCGCCACCGTGCGCCGATACTTCCCGCTCGTCGCCGTCCGCACGATCTGCGTCATGTACGGCGTGCGATGACTCCGAAACGGTCCGGGCTCCGCGCTGCCCTTCGGCAGAATTCTCTTCTGGTCTGCCCACTGGTCCGGCGTGCGCGGCGCTGCCGCCACGTACCGCTTCCTGCTCGCGCGCAATGCCGTCGCTACGCTCGGCCAGCCGTTCGACAAGCTCGGAGAGCGTGACGCCGACGCTGTGGAATTCCTCTGCGAATCTTTCCCTGATTCGGTTGGCGTCGCTGATGCTTGCAAATTCATGTGCACACCGATTGGTGATCGTGCGATGCGCCTGGATCATCGCGAGTGGAATTTCGTTGATCAACTGAGTGACGCGCGCGACCTCGACGAGCTCGCCGCGCCGCAAGGCATTATCCAGTGCCGCCTTGTCCGCGCTCTCGCGTGTCGAGCGCACGCGCTCCGCTGTCAGCGATGTGACGCCGTCGCCATCCGTCACGCTGCGCCGCTGTAGTGCGGTCTGCAGGTAGCGGATATACCAGTGCATGCATTTCCCGAGATCGTAAACGCCGCGCGCGACTTGCGGCATGCCGTCGTTCGTGACGAGTTGGTTCACGCGTCGCGGCGTCAGGTTGAGCGCTGTCGCGACCTGATTCACGTCAACTTCGGCCATTTCAGCTGTATTCCTGCGGACTGCCGCCTAAGTGATTGAGGTGTCAGGCGATATAGATGCAACCTGACGTTGCTCCTGAACGCGCATTCCTAGATAATGTCAAGCGTGTCTAAGACACACCCCGCGCAAAAGCGCGAGGGGCCACCCAGTCAACACGAGGGTCACATGCACACGATCAAACCGTCTCAGCTCCGCGCGCTTCTCGCGCTCACCATTCCCGCTCGCGAGCCCGTGCTCGTGTCCGGGCCTCCCGGCGTCGGCAAGTCTGACATCGTCACGCAAGCGTGCCGCGATGCCGGTGCCGACGTCGTCATCATGCATCCCGTCGTCAGCGATCCGACAGACTTCAAAGGGCTGCCGTGGGTCACGAAAGGCGAGGCGAATTTTCTCCCCTTCGGCGAACTCCAGACGCTCATCAACGCCGATAAGCTGACCGCGTGCTTCCTTGACGATCTCGGGCAGGCTACGCCAGCCGTGCAAGCCGCCGCGATGCAACTCATCCTAGCGCGTCGCGTGAACGGGCACAGCGTCTCTTCTAACGTGGTGTTCATCGCAGCGACAAACCGTCGCAGCGATCGCGCCGGGGTCAGCGGCATCCTTGAGCCAGTCAAGAGCCGCTTTGCAACTCTGGTAGAACTCGCGCCCGATCTCAACGACTGGTCGTCGTGGGCGGCAGCCGCCGGGGTCGCACCTGAGGTTATCGCCTTTCTGCGTTTCCGTCCGCAGTTGCTCTCCGAGTTCAAGCCGACAGGCGACATGACGAACTCGCCGAGCCCGCGCACGTGGGCAGCGGTCTCGCGTGTGCTCGCGCTCAATCTGCCGCGCGAGCTGCAGCTGCCTGTCATTGAAGGCGCCGTAGGCGAAGGCGCAGCGGTCGAGTTCATTGCCTTCTTGCGCGTCTGGTCTCAGATGGTCTCGCCCGACGTCGTGTTGACAGCACCGGACACCGCGCCGATTCCAACTGAGACGTCCGCCATGTACGCGCTCTCCACAGCACTCGGGATGCGCGTCGCCGTTGCGTCAATGGGCCGGTACTGCCGTTATCTCGATCGACTCGTGACAGCGGGCAAAGCTGAGTTCGCAGCGGTCAGCATGCAGACAACGCTAGCGCGCGACCCGAAGCTCGCCAACTGTCCCGCGTACGTCAACGCGATGAGCGGTCCCCTTGGTCAGCTCTTCATCGGCGGAGGTGCGTCATGAACCTCAGCGACCGCGCAATGCTCGCCAGTCTGACGATCCGTCGCTGGCAGGCTACGTTGACCGATAAGAAAGTGACGCGTGACGTTGCGACTGCGCACTCCGTGAGCGCGCGCCGCGCTGGTCACTACCGCAAGCATGCCATCGACGTTGACGCCCCAGCGTTCAAGGCAGTCGGAGAAGCTGCCAGCGCGCTGCGCCACCGCCACTACGAGCTGACTCTACCCTGGGGTCAGGACGGGGCGCGCATTCTCACTGCCGCCATGTTCGAGACGTACTCGTCAGAGATGCGTCACCTGCGCGCGTCGTTTGACGTCGCAGTCAAGGCGTTCCTCGCTGAGTACCCGAGACTCCGCGAGTCAGCGCGCAAGGAACTCAACGGTCTGTTCAATGACACCGACTACCCGCGCCGCATCGAGGCGAAGTTCGGGATCGACCTGTCCATCATGCCGCTGCCAAACTCACAAGACTTTCGTGTGAGCCTAGCCGCAGACGTCACCGACGAGATCAAGAAAAACATCGACGACGAGCTCCAGAAGACGACAGCGATAGCGATGCGCGAGCCTTATGAGCGCCTCTACGCGCACATCGCCAGAATGGTCGAGCGTCTGGGCGACCCCAAGGGCATATTTCGTGACTCGCTGATCTCCGGGCTGGGCGAGCTGTGCTCGATTCTCCCCGGCCTCAACCTGACAGGCGATGCCGTGCTCGAAGACTTGCGTAAGCGTGCCGAAGCGATGATCGCCGGGGTCGACGTCGACCAGCTGCGACAGTCGCCGACCGTTCGCACGGCGGTCGCCAAGCGAGCACAGGAGATTCACGACGCCATGTCGGTCTTCATGACGCCGAGCGAAGGAGGTGACGCGTGAGCGCACATCTCAAACGCTTGAGCGCTGCGCGCACAGCGCTTGTTCTCGACCATCCATTCTTCGGCGCGCTCGCACTGCGCTTAACGCTTACTGAAACTGACAGCGTGACCAACACCATGGCGACAGACGGGCGCGCGATTTTCTACGCGCCCGCCTTCGTCGACACGCTTAACGATCAAGAGCTGGTCGCACTGCTCGCGCACGAGGTGATGCATCCCGCGATGCAGCACCACGCGCGTCGCCTGCACCGCGATGCGAAGCGCTGGAACGACGCCGCTGACTACGCAATCAATCCGGTGTTGACTGAGGCGGGGTTCGCAATACCCGCCGACGGATTGAATGACCCGCAATACGCTGGGCTCAGCGCCGAGCAGATATACGACCGGCTACCGCAGCCTGAGCCAGACGACAAAGGCGGGTCAGGGTCAGACGTCAGGGACACGCCGGGGGCCGTGCTGGACGCGCCTGGCGACGACGTCGCAGCAGACGCAGCTGATTGGCAGGTCGCAGTCAGCCAAGCGATGAGCGTTGCTCGCATGATGGGACGCCTGCCCGCGTCAATGGCCCGCGCAGTCGGCGAGATGACGCGCCCACGTGTCGACTGGCGGGCGCTGCTGCGCCGGTTCGTGCAGCAGTGTGCGAGCGCCGACTACTCGTGGAAGATGCCGAATCGTCGCTACCTTGCGAGCGGTCTGTACCTGCCAGAGCTTCGCTCCGATGCGATGCCTGCGCTCGTCGTCGCCGTCGACACGAGCGGGTCCATCGGCGAGACCGTGCTGAGCGCGTTCCACGCTGAAATCACATCTATCGTCGACGAGTGCGCGCCCGAGTCTGTGCACGTCGTCTACTGCGACGCCGAGGTGCAACGCGTCGACACGTTCGCGCGAGGCGAGCCAGTCGAGATGCACGCGTCAGGCGGTGGCGGGACAGACTTCTGTCCGGTCTTCGCGCACGTCGACGCCGAGCAGCTTCAACCCGCGTGCATCGTGTACTTGACCGATGGCTGCGGGACCTACCCTGAAGTCCCTAGCGACGTGCCGACGCTGTGGGTCATGACAACCGACTGCGTCGCGCCGTGGGGCGAGACCGTGAGGATCGACTCATGAAATACAACCTGTTCGTCGAAGTCGCCGCGCGTGCTCTCGTCGAGTACCCGCCGCTCGGCTTTGCAGAAGCCGAGCGCGCCGCGCGCAAGCTGTACTCCCGCTATGGTCGCAAGCGCGGCTTCCCCGCAATGCTCGAAGATGTGCGCCTCAACAAAGTGCGCCGCGTGTGGCTGAGCACGCATGACACGCGAGGCAATCCCAATGGCTGGGGTCGTCTCTTCTACGACGTCGCGTGGACAATTCTTCACCGCCGCCACCGTACAAGACCGATTGACGCGCAGCGCGAGGCATTGGAACGCGAGTTTAAATGCTACGCGCTGAGCAAGGGGTGGATCGCGGGCTCGCTCAAGCGAGCACCTTTCAAGAAGCCCACGCGCAGCGAGTCGCGCGCCAAGGCGCTCGTCCACAAGCGCGCGCTACTCGCGCGATGGAAGACGAAGCGCAAGCGCTCGGAGACCGCCATCAAAAAACTCAGCGCACAGATCAGACGACTGGAGGCGCTCGTCGATTCCCAAGGCGCTGTGCTCGCCGACGTCATTGCTGACATAGGAGGCGTGTCATGAACTCGTACATCGACATCTCCGCATTCTGCCCGCGCTGCGGCTGGCAGGGCGATGTGTGCGTAGACGCTGACGCTGAGCCGCCAGCACCACTCCCGACTTGCGAGTGCGGCAAGGCACGCGTGCAGCCCGACCCCGATGATGATCCCTGGGGGCCGTCATGACGCGCAAGGCACGCAACCGCATGCGCCTGTGCCACTGCGACGGCTGGTGGTTTCCACACCGTCGCGGCAGCCGGGCGTCGCACTGCACGACGCTACGAACTGGCACGCGAGGATGCAGACAATGAGCGCAAACCATGACTACACGATTGAGCACATGCACACGGCGATGTGTGCGTGGGAGTACGTGCTCGAACAGTTCAACGACCGCACCATTCACTTTCTCGCGAGCACGCGCCCGCGCAACGACTGGCAGAGCTATCAGGTCGCGCACGGCATGGCGAGTCTGCGCAGCTGCGTCGCTGCATGCGCTGAGCGCATCGAGGAGGCGTGGCTCGTTGTCGGCGAGCAGTATCCGTACTCCTTCGACTGGGACTTCGTCCCCGAGTGGATGGAAGAGCACCGCGATTACATCATCGGCGGGAAGCCGTGGCCGGAGTTCGATTCCGACGTCGCGCTGCACGCAGTCATGGTCCGCTTCTACAACGAGAAGGTGTCGCGATGAAAATAAAAGGGTTTGACTACCGCGTGCACAGTGAGCGCGAGCTCAGCGCTCGCGAGTGGCGCGACGAGCTGGAGATCATCATGCGCGCAGGCGGCAGGCGACGCGTGGAAAACGGCGAAACCTTCGCGCACGCCAAGGGCGGCGGTCTCGTCTTCGAGTGCTACGCCATCATCAACACACGAGGATCATCACATGCCTAAGCAACGCTATGCTTCACTCATCGGCCCGCTGTTCGGCACGTACTACCCGCTACCCGACGCGCTCGACGAAATGCAGTGCCGTATTGCGCTCAACTCGTCGCGCCTCGCGCGACTCTGGGCCAGCGTGTACACGCGCGCCGAAGTCGACAAGCAGATCGCCGAGTGGGGTGGCATCATCCTGCCCGACAGTCTCGCCGCACATCTCGACTACAATTACCACCTCGTCGAGAAGGCGCGACTCAACGACCATGCACACGGCTGACGATCTCCGCGCGTTGCTCATGCGCTGCGCACTCACGCAGCGCGGAGCCGCGCGTCGCCTGGAGATCGACGAGCGCAAGATGCGGCGCTACTGCAGCGGGGCGCTCGCCGTGCCCGAGACGGTATGGCTCGCCCTGCTGCAAGTCTCACAACGCACTGAGGGGAATCAATGACCACGCCAACTCACGCCATCACGATTCGCCAGCCCTGGCTGTGGGCGATCATGCACGGCGGCAAGTTCATCGAGAACAGGACCTGGGCCACCAGTTATCGCGGGCCCATCTACCTGCACGCCGCGCAGAATCTCGCCGACGCCTCGGCTACCGCAAAGTTCTCAGCGCTGCTCCGCGCGCACGACATGAACCCGCCGGACTTCGACTCACTGCCGCGCGGCGCGCTTCTCGCGACGGCGCGGCTCGTCGACGTCGTGCGCAACGGCGACAGCGTCTGGGCTGACCTCGACTGCTACCACTTCGTGCTCGCCGACGTCGTAGTGCTCGACGAGCCCATAGTCACGCGCGGCGCGCTCGGCCTCTGGCCCGTAAGGGGGCGACAGCGCAGCGAGCGGCTCGCCGCTCCCGGCAAGCACAGCGGCTCCTGCGGCTAGCGTGTCAACCGTGATGTAGCGCTCGCGCACGCTCAACCCGGCGCGCGCGAGAAACGCTTCCTTCTCGGCGCGCGTCGCGAAGACCACGACGAGGTAGGTCTCCGTGTCGTTGCGCGCCTGCACGCCAGCATTCTCCGCGCGTCGCGTCGCCCCGCGCTGCTTGGTGTCCTGCATCTGCGCGACCACGCCCTCGATTGTCTCCGGCACGTTGGCGAACAGCTTGCCGATCTCGTCGTCGTCGGGAAACAAGTTCTCGATGGTGATGGCGTCGAGCTCGGCGTGCGCGCTCTCCAGTTCACCACTCACGAGGAGATCGCGCAGCGTGTCGACGTCGAACTCCCCCTGTGCTGTCTCGTTGTTGAGCAGCACGATGACGGCAGCCTCTTGCTTGGCGTCGATGTCGACCCAGGAGACCTGCAGATCGTAGGCCGCGCCCGGCCCGCCGTTGCGCTCGTCAAGCCACGCGAGACGCTGGTGACCGCCGCGCACGTGCCCCGTTCTTCGGTTCGCGATGATCGGCTCCAGCAACCCGAAGCGGTCGAGTCCGCGCCCCAGTTTCTTGCGCGCCACCTCGCTCATTTGCCTGGGGTTGCGCGGGTGCGGCTTGATCGCCGCGCGCTTCACGAGTTCCACGCAGATCGGCTGATAGTCGGTAGGCTTCGGCATACGGGTACATCTCCACGAGCTTGGCGTAGTCGTCGGGGAATCTCTGCAGCAAGTAGTTGAGCGTGGCGGGATGAAAGTCTACGCCACCCTGCTCGCGGCGCCCGAATGTCGGCGGTCGCGTGATGCCATTCGCGCGCAGGTAGTTGAGCACATCCTGCCGACGCCAGTGCCCGATCGGGTACACGCGGCGCGCCTTCCAGTCCATCCGTGCGGTCTGACTGATGATCAACGCGCGGCTGCGCGAATCGTTGCGACGCCAGCCGTACGCGATCCACTCGACCCCGGTCTCCGCGCGGAAGCGCGCCTCCACGTCTGCCATGTCAACGCGCGGCACGCGGTCGAGCCCGCCCCAGTGCGGCTGCAACACGGCATGCTTGAAGACGCGCGACAGGTCGAAGTGCGGGTACATGCGCACGCCAATGCCGTAGCGCTTCTCGACGCGCGCACACAGCCTGCGGATCACTTCGAGCTCGGGCACGCGCCACAGGTAAAACGCGTCGACCCTGGTGAACTGCCGGCAGACGAGATCGAGCACGACGTGCGAATCCTTGCCCGCGCTGAACGCCACGCCTATGCGGTCGGTCTGCGCGCGGATGATGGCGAGCACCTCGCGAGCGCTGGCGATCATCCTCACGGCTCGCCGTCCTCGCGGGTCACCCAGCGCCAGATCAGCCAGTCAATCAGCGCGCCGCTGCCGATCAACGTCACCGCCCACTGCCAGCTGCAGTCACCCATGCGTGGCTCCCGCGTGAATTGTGCCGAAAATCCCAAGAATCGAAAGCTGATCCAACGGTCCCAAATATCTGTGAATCTCGCGAGTCGCGGACCCGCACTGCAGCACAAGTCAGAAAGGACCCGCCGGGATTCCGCCTGTGCTGCGCTGCGGGAATTCTGTGCCTATGCTGGGCATGCACATGCTCAACTGCACGCGCACACCTCCCCCCCTCCCCCCATAGGGGGGGGTGTGCACTTGTGCACCCCGTTTGGGCGGTCACTTGTGCGCACTTGTGCACTCAGCTTGTGCAGGCTCAGGGGGACGGCCGAGACTGTACTTGGGGGACCTGTTCGGGTACTTGCCGCACTGCACATCGACCAGCGCGCCCGTGGTACGCAAGCGTTGCATCGCAGTGATCAACTCCCCGCGTGTGAATCCATGCGCCATGTTCGATGAGAGCACGAGCTTCGGTAGGTAGTCAGGCGTGGACGCACTCGCAGTCGAGCGGATGCCGTGCACCTTAAATGCATCGATAGCGCTCAACAGGATGGCCTCAGCGCGGCTTTGTCTGCCCCCGTAGCGCTCACTCATGGGTGGCAGGGGGACCGCCTGGGGAGCGTATACGCCGTCCTCGTAGAGCAATTTTCTGCAGTCGTGGATGGTGTAGTTCGCCTTGCGCTTGGCGAGGTAGCGCACGGCGGGGTCGGCGACCTCTTCGTCATCGCTCTGCGGTTGGTCGGGAGGCTTGTCGCCCATGAACCAGCGCATGCGCACAGCGTTTTGCCATGCCGTCGACCCCGAGTATTCGGAGCCCGCCGCCTTGCTGGGGTGGCCGAGGAGGACGACGGCGAGCGGCGACGCGGTGAGGCCGAGCAGGCCGTTCAGAAATTCGGTGACGTGGTGGCGGTCGTTCTCGTTGCCGCCGAAGACTTGGCCGATGTTGTCGAGGATGAGCACGGCGGCGTGGTAGTCGTTGACCTGCTCGCGGAGCTCCGCGTAGAGATCAGTCCAGACGAGCGCGCCGTACTGCGTGCACGTGAGACCGTTTGACCGGCCCAAGCGCGGCTCGACGATGTAGTGCGCGGGTAGCGCGGTGAGGTCTACATCGAAGTATCGGCAGATGGCGAGCTGCCGCCTCCAGAGTTCGTCGCGATCGTCTTCACACGCCCAGTAGAGCACTGATTGCGGTGCGGGTACAGTCTCGACATAGGCAACGCCGAGCGCAAGCGCGGTCGCCATGGTCTGCGCGAGTAGCGACTTGCCCGTGCCGCCGGGCCCCGCGATCAGCGTGGCACCCGTACTCAGCCATTGCTCGACGAACCACGTGCGGTCGGGCGGCTGCGTCTGCGCGAGGTCGTGCCAGTCGCTCGCGCGTCTCCCCGCGTCGGCGCGCGGCGCGCCCCCGTTTCCGCTCGACTCGCGCGCTTTGTGCGCCTTGAATCTCTGGTAGGCGTCGACCTGCTCGAAGTT